CCACCTGTAGTATCATTATCTTTACCGACAAATTTATATTGGTTTACTACTGCCATTATTCTAAAAAGAAACTTTTAGCTTCTATCTCCTGTTTTACCTCTTGTTGAAAAGAAGTATTTAATTTTGTAATTACTGCGTCCAAGTCCCTAACCAATGATTGTAAATTTTTTTGATCGTATTCTGGTTCAGCTCTTGTTAATGATTGTACAATTTTTGCCATTATAAAATACTTGCTAGTCCTCCATTTTTAAAATTTACTCTACCACCATAAAAATATCCGGCTCTACCACCTCTTGCATAATGTTGTGAGTATCCTTGAGATGTTCCTGTACTTGGATCATTATCATATGTGGCTTCTCGAGCAGTTTGTCCTCCATATGTAGCAGTGTTTCCACCGCCACCACCAGCTATGTTAGCTGCTTGATCATAATTTGAACTTGTTACACCTCCTGGTGCATCATAACTACCGCCACCTGTTGTAGTACCAGTAGTATCAGTAGTATCATCTTCTTTTCTTTTCTTGTCTGCATCTTTTTTATCTTTTTTCATTTTATAAACTAGTTTTGTTTTCTTACGTGCTCCGAGTATGTCTTCTTCTGCTTCATCTAATAAACCTAATCTTTCAATTAAATCTTTACCTGGTCCTGTGTAGTTAGGGTCGTTTTTAGCGGCTTCAATTTGAGAAGCACTTAAATTATATTTACTACCTAAAGTATTTTCTATTGTACCCCTTCGTTTATCGAATGTACCTGCATCTATTTTATTAAGATTGTATCCTGCCATAATACCTCCAGCAGTATTATAATCATCAGTAACAATTCTACCTATGTCATCTGTAAATATACCTGCACCTCTTGCTTCGTTCTCCATAATAGCTCTTTCATTAATAGGCATTACTCTACCTAGAAAATCTTTTGCCATTCCAAAACCCTTTCCTATTAAACTATTTTGCATATAACTTTTTATAGCACCTGGTATTCCTGGTTCAGGGACACCTGACGGTACGCCATAGTAATCTGGGTAGTTGTCCATAAATTTTTGTGCTTCTGTTATTGAAGAGTATTCAGGATCATACGGATCAACAAATTGTCCTTCGGTTGCATACCGCATTCTTGCATCATCTATAAAACTATCAGCACTTTTTAAAGTAGCTGCTCTTCGCTCAGGACTAAATTTTGAAACATCTAAAACAGTATTACCTAACCTCATTACTCCAGGTCCTGTGCCTGACTCATAGGTACGAATTAAATTAGCTGCATTTTGAGCTTTAATAAGCGATGGATTAAAAGTAGATTGTGGATTAAATGTTTTAGAATATATTTCACCAGCTTGTCTACTTGGAAATGGATTGTAGTCTTGTCTAATATTGCTCATGTTTGTGTTGTAAGGATTAAAACCATCTCCGCCACTGTTTGTAAAAGCATTTGTATTTACAATACCTTCATTTGCTACCGGTGGCACTGGTGCAATAGGTAGCTGAAAAGGACTCTGTAAATATTTTTGTTCAGGGATATATTTAAAACCAGCGTCTCTTATCTCTTGGTCTGTAGCCATTATCTTCTCCCTCCTGGATGTATATCTAATCTAAATGTTCCTAGTTTCCAATCTTCATTTGTAGTTGTGTTAGCAACTTCTAATGCTATTTGTCTAGCTCTTACTCTTATATCTTTTTTAGTTGTAGAAGAACTACACGTAAACGTAGTAGTGGTTTCACTACTGTTTGGATATAATCTTGTTTTAAATTTAATAGAAGTGTTTCCTGTCTGACTAATAAAATCTGGTATAAATCTACTGATCCTCATAATATATTCACCGTCTCCTCTCACGTCCGGCATTCCTACAGTCTGTCCTGTAGTATTTCTACGTTGGGTAATATCAAAATCACCAGAAGTAATAGTACCTATTACAGCAGTTGTCACACCACCAGCATTAATTTGATCGGTCCCTGTTTCCTGTTGATAGTATATCGTACTTCCATCTGTATTACCAATAACATCTGATGACGCATTGTCTGATAGTCTGTAGTAAGTTGCATGTGGTCTATCAAATACCGCAGAATCTTGCCACGCTGCTCTAGGTAAAGTACCGGTTGTCCATATTGGACGTTTAGGTGATGAGTCAAGATAGTTATAAGTAACTACCCTGTCAATTTGATTTGAGGCAGCTGTACAATAAAACCAATTTACTTCACCAAACAAATTATTTAAACCTGCATTAATGAGATCTCTAGATGTAGCATTTATATCATCATAGACATGATCTTCTACAAGACACGGCATTGATTTTAACTGACCATCGTATGTAAAGAAACCATTCTCAGACATCCAATAAGCTGTACCATCAACCTCAATACAAGCATTCTTACCAAACAATCCACAGTTAGTACCAACTTGTTCAAAAGCAAATACAAAATCTCCTCCTACAAATTTCATCAAAAACAATGCAGTATCACTCCATACATAAATTGCATCCCTACCTTTAATAGCACCCATAATTTTAGAACCATCAGCTAGTCTTTGTGTACCAGAATTGTTTTCTGCTTTTACTGTGTAAGCATCTGTGCCATCTATATTTTCTTGATCTGAGAAACGTATAAACATATCATCTTGAGTTGTTGCATCTCCAACAGTTGTTTCTGTACCAAAAAATACTAAGTGTCTGTCGGGTGTAGATACCAATACATGACGTGATGCTGTAGGCGCATTTGCTAATATTGTAGCACGATTATTTACAGCTCCAGGTGCTGAAGCGTCCCATTCAAAACATCGACCATTATATATAAGTGCAATTAATTTTGTACCGTAGTTATCTAAAACCCACAAACCTGGATCAATTGTAAAGTCAGAAGAAGCTGGGTCACCCCAACCAGAAAAACCAGAAATATCTGTAACAGTATCGCCACTACTATGGGCAGCTTTTGTGGTACCGTTAACTTCTCTTGCACCACCACTTAAAGTATTTGTTGTAGTATTGTTAGCTGTAAAACTTATATCCTCTGTGCCAATTCTTATTTCTCCTGCTGATGGAAATGCTGCTGAGTTGGTTAAAGGAATATCTGTTACAGCGTCATTGATACTAGAAGCTAGGGTTGTAGTTGCGGCACCCAAAGCAGTACCACCAAATAAACCAGCACCCCATCCAAATCCACCCAATTGTTGTGATGGTCCTACATGATAATAACATAATACAGAAGCGCTGTTCCCATCACTTGTAGTCAAAGGTGTCCCTGTTTCAGTATTTTCCATTGTAATTGTAAAAGTTGACGTTGTTGGAACTGAAGTAACCATATATTTTATGTCTTCAAACGTAGCATTACTGTAAGTAGAACCAGCAGGAACCCCGGTAACACTGTCAAATAAAACAATATCGTCTTCAATTAATCCATGAGACCCGGTACATGTTACTGTGACTGTTTTAGATGATGATGTACTTGTAAATTTTGCACCTGTTAAAGTAGCTCTTATAGGATGTATGTCATAATATATACCTCCAGAGTAAACATATAGAATTCTATTAGTCCCTATTGCCGCGTATTTAATACCTGCGTTATCGTCCCAATGATGAATGGCTCTAGCTGCACCGGTTAATTTATCTTGTCCTAACTGTTGCCAACCGCCTATTTTTTCAGGTGACCCATATCTAAAACGTACGTTATCACCATCAAACCACTGACCTTCAGCACCTGTTTCTGTGACCTGTTTGTTAAACCCTGGAGCAAAACCTAATTTTTGTAACATATAAAAACCTTTGAAATATTTGATTTATGTTATATAATAGTTTTATATAGAATGAAAGTCACAATATAATGGTAGAAACATATAGCAATATATTGCCGAAAGCAGTTAATAAATTAATATTAGAAGAGCTCTGCAACTCTTGCAGGTGGAGGTTGGCTTTTGATAAAGGTCCCAGAGATATATATGTATCAATGTTATTAAATAAGGTAGATAAAGATTTTGGATGGAATATGAGAAGTTACCATCGTACAGAACATTTTGATGAAAATGTAAAACTTAATACTTGGGCTCAAGTTATTTTTTATCATGTAATTGAGACTAGTAAGAAATTTATAAATCCTATACCTATTAGATTTAACTGGAATTACTACAACAAATCCTCTACAGGTAATTTTCACACTGATTCTGAAAACCCTAATTCTTATTCTATTTTGTATAGTATTCACGATACTGACGGAGGCGTACAAGTAGCAGATTCTTTTTACAAAGATATAGAAGGTGAGGCAAAATTATTTCCTAGTTCTGTTGAACACAAAGGAGTTGGTCCTACAAACAATGTTTTACGTTTTAATTTAAATATTGTTTTTGAATGTGACGCTACAATAAGATGATAAAATTAAATTCAGCAAATAAACTATCCTCAAACTCCTCTTCTCTAATGGTGAGTTATTTAAGACCTGTTCAAATAAGCTTTGGTAACTACCCCTATATAGAGGACCTACATAATTTTATGACTATTATTAAAAATAATTTATTAGACAGTGAATACTGCGCTACTAATGTTTTAGGAGGCAAAACAGATTGGAATTTATTTAATGAACACCCTTTATTTATAAAGTTTTTAAACTGGTTTATAAATAAACATCAAGTAACTAATTCTTGGCTAAGATTTTTTTACGAAAAAAGACAAATAACTAATGCTTGGGGTAATGAATTAAAAAAAGGGCACTCGGTTAAACTACATGAGCACGCTGAACATCACGGCATTCTATATCTTACAAAAGGAGCACCTTTAATTGTTCCTGAATTAGAATTAGAAATACATCCAGAGCAAGGAGACTATTATTTTTTCCCCCCTCTTTTAAAACATTATGTCAATGAAATTACAGAAGATGAACCAGCTAGGTATAATGTTATTTTTAATATTTCTGAAAAACATAATTGGGAAAAAAATAAAGAAATAAATAAACTCCAAGGAAATGTTATTTAAATTATGGATATTAGAGATGCTATAATAGAAATAAATGGTTTATTTAATTTAGACTTAGCTGATAGAATTGTTAACTACATTAATTATATTGAATTAAAACCTCTTGGTGTTGGTACAACAGACAAACCTAATTTAGAAATAAGAGATGTTAAAGGCAGATTTTTAATAGATTATAAAAATCCAAATAATATGTCGGACAATGTTTTTTTACAGTTAATAAAAAATGAAATCTTTAAAATGCTTCCTATGTATGTAGCTAAATACCCTAAGTTATTATTAGATCAATTAACGCAATGTGACCTTTTAAAATATAATGTAGGCGGTAAATATGAAGTACACGTTGATTCATTTATTAATGCCCGTAGAGAATTAAGTTGTATTATTAATTTAAATGATGAATACGAAGGAGGAGAATTAGGTTTTTATGATGCCTCTCATACAAAAGAAATACTAAGATGTAATTTAAAAAAAGGCGGAGTAATTTTTTTTCCAAGTAATTTTATTTATCCACACAAAATAAACCCTATAAAAAAAGGAACTAGATATAGTATTGTAGCATGGATAGCATAAGAAATAAAAAATACATTTATATACCTAATTTTTTTTCTAAAAATGAATTAAAAATATTACAACCTTATTGTAAAAACGTAGTTAGTAAAGGTGTACTACATGACCCACAATCTCCTCTTACACCTTCTTACTATAAAGATCCTTTAATGGACTCTTTATTAATTTATAAAAAACCTTTGGTTGAAAAAATATCTAAATTAAAACTTTATGAAACATATGCTTATTGGAGATATTACATACATGGGTCCACGTTAAAAGACCACACAGATAGACCTTCTTGTGAAATAAGTATAAGTGCTTGTATAAATAATTGTGGCATAAAATGGCCTATGCATTTTAATAAAAAATGGTTAAATATGAAAATTGGAGACGCTGTAATGTATTTAGGTTGTGAGGTTTTACATGGAAGAAAACCTTTTAAAGGAATTGAAAACCCTCAAGTGTTTTTTCATTATGTAGATCAAAACGGGCCATATAAAGATCATAAAGGAGATTGTAAAATATGAAATATAAAGTTATAGAAAATTTTTTAGATAAAATTTTATACGAAAGATTAAAAGAAACTATTACACATTTAAACTTTCCTTGGAGAAGGATGGAAGGTTCTACTGGTCCAAATACTCCTACAGATAAAGGATATTTTACAAACAGTATTTTTTGTGAATTTTTTATTCACGATTCAGAATTACACTACAATTATATGTATCCAATTCTTTTAAAATTAAAAGCTAAATCTATAATTGAAGCAAGAATTAATATGTTTATAAACGAATTGTTTATTGAAGATACAGGCAACTACCATACAGATTATCCATTTGCCTGTAATACAGGCATACTTAATTTTACAAATTCTGATGGTGGGACTCAATTAAAAATGGAGGATAAAGAAGTCATTATACAGTCAAAAGAAAATCAACTCTTACTTTTTGATAGCAATATTCCACATAGAACAGTGGTACCAAAAAACACAAACATAAGATATATATTAAACTTTAATTATTTTTAAATATGAAGAAAAAAATTATAAAAAGAACAGAAGATATAAAAGATTTCATAGGTATATATGATGGCTATTTAGATAAAACTTTATGTGATCAGGTTTTAAAACTATTTAATAATCAAAAAAAATTTCATAAAATTTTTAAAAGGCAGGATTATCATAATGTGTCTTCTATGTTAGTTAAAGATAAAGCAGTAACTATTCATAAAGGTAATGTAGAAAATTTTACCAAAAATGAATTAAATTTTTTAGTTATAAATTTTCAACAAGCTTTAGACCACTACGTTAAAGAAACCAATATTTTAGAATATCACAGACCATTTCATGAATTAGCTTACACAGATATAAAGATACAGCAGACTTCACCGGGTGAAGGTTATCATGTTTGGCATTGTGAAAGAAAACATAATGATCCAACCTCTAATAGAATACTTGCTTTTACTATTTATCTAAATGAAGTTAAAGGTGGAGAGACTGAATTTTTACATCATAAGAGAAGAGTAGAACCTAAAACAGGTAGAATAGCAATATGGCCTGCAACATTTCCTTACATACATAGAGGAAACCCACCTTTAAATAAAGATAAGTTTATAGTTACTTCGTGGTTACTGCTTGTTTAATTATGCTGAAGTGTAACTTGTAGGTCTTGCACCTAATCTAGTAATTTTTTCTGCTTCAGTTTCTTGTCTGAAACCACCTTCTGCACTTTCATCTGCTACATCAAAATCATTGTTGTTATCCCATGCTGATTGTAAATCAGCAAGATATTGTGCATCAAATCTATTTATAAATGTAGTTCTAAAATCTCCTAAAACATCTGCATCATAAGATGAATGCGGAGTTCCATCAAGATGTTCTACTTGGTCGTTATCAACATCATCATCAGTAAATTGAATAGCATTAATATTACTGTATGATGACCAAAAACTATTGTCATCTATTGTTACTACACCAGGATTTGTAGGTGAAAAATCTTCTGTTTTCTTAATGATTTTTTTATCTACTGGTATTACTGTCCATAGTCCGTGTTTTGACATTTTTTTCTCCTTATGTTTTTATAATATATACCAAAGTTAAGTAGGGTTGCAATACTGAAGTTGCATTCCCTGTAAAATTTATTGATGCATTATGAGCATGTTGATTACCACTACCTGCACCAGGTGAAGTAGTTTCTGATCTATCAAATTGAGATCCTGAAGAACCAGCACCTGATCCTGTGTTATAACTGTGTGTGTGACTTGGTAGTTCTGGAACAGTTACAGCGTGTTGATAAGTACCACCAGTTACATTTCCAGTTTTTGTTACTGTGTTTGCTCCCCCTGTAGAAGTTAAACTTTTTGACGGTGAATTAGACACACAACATTTATCTGTTAAGTTTGGTAAATTAAAAGTAGATGCTCCATCACCAGCTCCATAGTCCGTGCCTATGACAGCAAATAATGCTGAGTAAGTTGATCTTGATACAGCAGCTCCATCACATTCTAAAAATCCAGTAGGAATACTAGAATCACCCCAAGGTACAATAATACCAGTATTAACCCCTTGAATACCTGTAAGGTTTGCTCCTGAAAAATCATATTTTGTTGCTTCGTAATTTGCCATTTTTCTCCTAAGTCTTAATAATATATTTTATTGTTAAATAAGGTTGTAATACAGAATCTGCACTTGCGCTAAATGCTAAAGATGAATTATGAGTATGACCTCCACCACCACCTGTGCTTTGAGTTGAAAGTGGGTTAGCTGGTGATCCAGTAATAACTGAAGATATATTACCGCCAAGACCATTTCTTCCATAAGTAACTGCGGCATTTCCAGGACTTGGGTGGTCGTGAGCTGCAATTTCAGGAGTAGTTAAAGTATGGTTAGCAATATTTCCAGTAACAGTTCCAGCACCTGCAACAGTATTTGCTCCACCAGTTGAAGCAAGAGCTTTTCCAGGAGATCTCCCTAAAACTACTTTATCTGCTAAATCAGGTAAATTAAAAGTAGATGCTCCATCACCAGCTCCGTATGTAGTTCCTATAACTCCAAACAAAGTTGAATAAGTTGATCTTGAAACAGCTGCACCAGCACATTCTAAAAAACCAGTTGGTAAACTAGCATCGGACCATGGTACAATTAAACCTGTGTTTACACCTTGAATACCTGTTAAATCACTTCCATCAAAATTATATTTAGTTGCTTCGTAATTTGCCATAATATTTTCCTACGTCTTAATGACATACATTAATGCCATATATGGTTGAAGTACAGAGTTAGTTCCTCCAGTAAATCCTAGTCCCACTATATTGTGGTTGTGGGCTCCACCACCACCTGTAGTAGGTTGGTTAAAAGTTGCAGTTGGGTTTCTTGTAGCAGATTGCCCCATACCCATATTGTTTTGAATATTGGCAGCTTGAGCTGCTAATGCTTGTTGGTGATCGTGTGAAGGCAATTGCGATTCTGTTAAAGTGTGATTTGCTAAGTTACCCGAACAGTTTCCACCTTGAGTTACTGTATCAGCACCACCAGTAGAAGCTAAAGCTTTTCCTGGAGATTTACTTATTACAACATTATTTTGTAAATCTGGAAGGTTAAACGTACTAGCCCCATCGCCTGCACCGTATGTAGTTCCTACCACTGCAAATAGAGCTGAATAAGTTGATCTTGAAATTGCAGCACCAGTGCATTCTAAAAAACCTGTTGGGGCAGATGTTGTTGTCCACGGTATTATAATACCTGTGTTAACACCTTCAATATCGATAAGATTAGATCCGTCGAAATCGTACCTAGTAGCTTCGTAATTAGCCATGGCCTATTTCTCCCTATATGTCCAACCGGTACTCGCGTCTCCTGAAAAAACTAATGAAAAACCAGCGCCTTGCGTATTAACTACTAGGTCGGCTGCTGCATTAGCTATGTTAGAACCATTTCTTCCAACAGTTAATGCGTTAGTATTGAAATCGTATCCTTGATCTATGAATGAAACTTCATCTCCTGCTGAAGGTGATGCAGGTAGAGTTATTGTAACTGCTCCACCATTTGTATTTACTAAAAGTTGATCACCAGATGATGCTGTGTATGGACCTGATTTAACGGCCCATGTTGCTGCGGGAGCTGCAAAAGAAGCTTCAAAAACTCCAGTGTTTGTTGCGACACCATCTAGATAAATAAATTTATATCCTTTATCATCATCTGCAAAAGTAACTGTTGCACCTGAACCAGATACAGCTTTTAACTGAACTGTGTGTGCACCTGTAGTGCCATTTTTAATTACGTAAAAATTTTCTGTTTCTAAAGGAAAAGTTATAACTCTGTTTCCAGATATTGTTCCTGAAAATTCTATAATTCTGTGTTGAGCAGTACCTGTTAAAGCACCATCATCTATTGTTAAAGCTTGAGTTCCTGCACCACCTGCAATAGATAAACTTAAAACACCGCCTGTTAATTGTTCTATAAGACTTAAATTTGCGTTAGTTTTTGTTCCCCATGTACCAGCATTTTCACCGGTTGCCATTAGTTCTAAACCAAGATCAGTATATGTTGATGCCATAATTTTTTTCTCCTAAACTACGTGTGTTACGTCTGTATACGATGTATTTCCCGTAACGTCAACATCATTATAAGTAGTATTTCCTGTAATGTCAATGTCAGCATATCCCGTAGTTGTAAGTTCTCCAACAGCAGTTACAGCTGTTAAACCTAATCCATTTAAGGTAGCAATTGTAACCTGTACAGTAGTAAACGATCCTACAGCTGTTGTGGCTGATTGACCTGCTAACAATGCAGGGGTTATATTATCTATTGTTAAAGAACCTAAAGAACTTGTAGCAGAAATACCTACCAAATCTACAATAGGATTAGACGTAATAGTAATATCTCCTAAAGCAGTTTGAGCAGCAGACGGAGCAGTTATACCCATTACATCTGCAGGCGATATACTTCCTACTGCACTTGTAGCGGAAAAACCAGGTAAACCTACTGAATGATCATCTGCGGATAAAAGTCCTACAGTGCTTTGTAAACTAAATGCGGGAAGGACTGTGCTAAAATCTGATTTAGCAATTAAAGAACCTACAGCTGTTGAAGAACTTAAACCAGTTATTCCAAAAGCCATGTCGTCAGGAGTTAAAGCTCCAACAGAAGATGTTGCAGATAATCCTGTTAAATTAAATACTGCTGACTCAACAGTACCCCAACCATTTTCACCCCAGTTAAGTGTACCCCAACCAGGTCTTACTTCTACAAACTCAGTAGGTACGTTTAAAGATGTTGTTAATGTAAAACCAGGTAACGAGGCGACAGGGTTATTACTTTCACCCCAAGGCTCTTCACCCCATAGTGTTCTACCCCAACCTTGTTGAGGAAACGCAGATAATTCACCTATACTAGATGTTGCTGATAAACCTGTTAATTCAGCAACATTACCGGACTCACCCCATGTTTCAATACCCCAACCATCTTGGCCCCATCCAGTTTCATTAAAAGCTGAAACACTTCCGACTGTTGATGTAGTTGATAAACCAGTTATAGGAACTGGAACTTCAGTTTGAAGACCGTAACTATTTTGACCCCAGGTGGTTCCGGATTGGTTCCAAGTGTTAGCCATAAGGATTTACTCCTTATGCTATCTGAACGATTGCGTTACCTGCAGTTTGAGCTGGGAATTGAACTGTGAATGTTCCACTTGTTACAGTTTTATCTGCACCAAAATTAACTGCACAGACTGCTCTGTTAGTTGTGAACCCTGTAACTGCTGTTGAGTTGTAAATTAAACATCCTCTTGCTGTAAAAGAAGCTGATGTCCAAGAAATATCATTAAATTTTACGCACGCTGTGTCTGTAGATAAAACTGGATCTGCACTTGCAGTTAAAGCTTTTCCACCTGCATCGTAACCTGTTGCAGTAGCACCACCGTCAGTAGTTTTTTGACTAACTTCATGTGTTGAAGTTGGTTTTGCGTTTGCGTCCGCAGGCGCTGCGTAAGCAGTTGTTGATTTACTAAGTGAAGCTGAGTCACTAGCATATAAAGCTATTTTAAATGTGTTACCTGTAGGAGCACCACTTGCGTCGTTAAAGTTATGTCCACCTTGTAGAATTTCTACCTTAAATGAGTTTGCTATTGCCGATGTTATTGTCATAATTTTTTACCTCAATTTACGGGGACGGAGATTTAACTTGTATTCTAACTGTACCATCAGTGTAATCGTCTCTTCTTCGTCTTCCTAGTTGCATTCCTGCAAACTGTTGTATTGCATTTTTATATCTATTTTCATAATATGTCAACATATCCATTGGACCTTTTAAATACCCAAAAGCTTCTACTAAACATGCATATAAAAGGCCTTGTGGGAAGTTTGTACTTAAGTATGTATTAGCATTAAAATCAGTTCCAGATCCAAGACCATTTGGATACTTGTTATAATAAACTCTAAATTTGTAATTAGCATCAGGTGTAGGAGCTAAATACATTCCTCCAGAAGTAGTATCTGTAATATTGTCAGCACCACCAAACATCGCATAGTATTTGGGAAAACCTGTTACAGAATTAGTAGTATCTGTAGGAGACTGTATGTCTCCAGATGGTCCAAATTTTCTATCAACAAACTCTGACAGATATGTTTGATCTTTTTTCTCCAACCATTTACCGTTTCCTTCTGTATTAGCAACAGATTCAAAAACTTCAATTCCTCTTACAAATAAACATCCAGCCGGTGCATTAATTGTATTATCGTTTGTAACTAATGTACCTTCTTGAACAAATCTTTCAGAATCCATAGGAAGCTCTTGATATATTCTAAGTTGAGCAGCCATTATAAAACCATCTAAAATAGCTGTAGTAAAAACAGTATCATCTACTTCAGCATAATCTAAGATAGCTTGTTTTAATGTAGTATAAGTATAATTTTTAACTCCTGACATAATTAAGCCCTATCATTTATCGGTCCAATTGTACACTGAAAACCGCCTCCTGTTTCTGTGCTACTAGCATTACTAACTAGCTCA